CACTAGTTCAAGGAGGGAGCGGGGCTAGTCACTAGTTCAAGGAGGGAGCGGGGAGTGGACACTGTGATATTATCTTAGTCTCTATCGGGGAGGGAGGAGGAGGAGGGAGCGGGGAGGGAGGGAGCGAGGCTAGTCACTAGTTCAAGGAGGGAGCGGGGAGTGGACACTGTGATATTATCTTAGTCTCTATCGGGGAGTAGGGAGGAGGGGGAGCGGGGAGGGAGTTAAAGGCGGGGAGCGGGGGGAATTACTAGTAGTTAAAGGGAATATATGGATTTCGGCCTCCCCTAAGTGAATCATTATGAAGTAATGAATTACTTTTACAGATGTTGCTTCGCTGGATCGGCGAAAATCGAAAAAAAGTTAAACTATTTTACAACTCTATGATATCATTGAGGTTTTCGGAGGAATTCATCGTGAACCGCTCCAGGAACGGATCCCTTGAAATCATTGAGTTTTTTCGTGCCTCACTTAACAGCAAAAGCCTCCTCCACTTAACCGGGAGGAGCCTCTCAGAAACGGTCACCAGCGGAACAGAAAACAGGCCACTTTTCCCGTGTTTTGCTTAAGTGACTTAACCGGAGAGCTGTTAAGTCAAAACAGCACAGCGGGGGCTGCCGAGACACCCCCAGGGGTGACTTTTCTCAGAATTCTCCTCAGTGACTCAAATTTTTCACTTTTAAGAAATTTTCGAAGACCGCCTATATATTCTAATCGCTGGTGACATAATTTGGTAAATAGAAAGACATGACTACCTCCAAGAATAGCCAGACCTTCCAGGTACGCTGCCACGTCCACGGGCAGCCTATAAAGGCTGCCTGCCACCTGGACTCCTGCATCCTCCACACAAACTTTCCTCGTGTCAACAAGTGCATGCTGGTCTACCTAGCCAAGCATGATATGAAGAGCTTGAAGCCAATAGACATTAGTATGCTAAAGGGGATACCGGAAGCTCAGGTTATGAAAACCTTAGCGAAGTCTCTAACGGCCCTTCGAGGCAATACCTTGAAAGCTTCCAGCCACACAAGTGAGATCGAGAAAAAGTTCATAACTCTAGCCGGGAGGGATGTGTGTTATAACTGCGAGAGGGCTATTACTCCCAGGATGAGAAAAAACTCAAGCCACGTTAAGATTCCCAAGTCTACCGAGAAGGTGTGGTACTGCTCCTCTGAGTGCCAAGAGCAGCACCCCGTACAATGGGTAGCAGTGGAAGAGGCAAGCAAGAGTGATATCAAGACTATCTTAGCCTGGGCAGCTAAGCGATACTCTACCCTGGGAGGGTTAGAGCAGGCCCTAGGGATGAACCGAAAGCTTCTTGGTTATTCCCTATCCTCTCTGTTAGGAATCAACGCAAATGACTTGTACCCCACAACAAAGAGAGTGAAGACTAGAAGTAAATCCTTGGTAAGAAGGACAGGATCAAAGCCTGAGTGGCTTACCTCTTTCTACAGCAGTATGAAACCCCTGCGAAAAGCTATGGAGCTGAAGTATGGCCCTACGGAGATGGACTTAACAGCGCTCAAGGCTAAAATGGATGAGGTCATCAGAACAATTTGACTTTAGAGTTAGAAGAAAGGCCGTTATCTACAGGAACACTGGTATTTCTGACGGCGGACTGCCCGCCACTCTTAGGAGAGAACGATGCAAGAACGCATTCATGGAAAGATTATCGATCGCCTTGCGGCTAAGGTGCAGGACAGGAACCTGCCTCCTAGGTCCGACATGCACATCGTAGACATGAGGGAAATTGACGCAATGAAGTGCAATGTCCTTATTGGGTATGAGGGTCATGTAGGGTCGGAGCCTAACCTAAGCCAGGTAGAAAGGTTCGTAGAAGCTACCTTTAATGGAAAGCTTCATGCGCAGTCTACTACAGCACAGCTTCATGAAGCGGACAACGCCGTATCCGTGTGCCTTACGATGCACACAGACACCCGTCCCGTAGTCGATGCCACTGTGATGCGACGAGTGGCAGGTAATGGGTATTTCGATACTAGCACTGGGCATGTATGGCGAGTATGCGATGACGGGACCAAGAAGTTCCTTGTTCGCCAGTCCGATGATAACATCGCGGATATTGTAGCATCCAAGATTATCCGCAATACGCGCACAGACGCGAACTTTGCGAAGGTGCGACAGGCTGCTCCTATGTTAGTCAAGGGAGACCGGGTTCGCTTTTTCGATGGAACCCTTCCTATGAATGGAGAGGTAAAGTCACTCGGACCCGACACCGCCACCATTTCAGCAAATGGGAAGAGCTACACTGTTTCCCGTGACGCTGTCTTCAACGTAGTATCGCGGTCTGAGTCTTTTGTCTCTACAGACAAGAAGGACTTGAATGACTACTTTGCCCGTGCTTTCGGAAATAAGGAGTTCGCTGACCAGATGACAAACAAGATGTCGCGCGATTCCGATGACGGCGACCCCGGCTTCGAAGGAACGGTTGGCGGAGAGAAGAAGTAGCCTGCGGGCACCTCCTCGGATACCAGTGTAATGTCTGAACTGGCCATCAGATTACGTAAGCTCGCCATTAGGATGCGAGACGTACGTAATCTGATGGACGTTAAAGACGATGATATCAGTGTTAACTCAGATGAGTACCCGGGAGTGATCTCGGAGACCCTAGGAGGTCCTAGTCTTAAACAGCACCTCCCTCATGAGTATGGAAATGTCTTAGGTATAATCTCAGGTGCGGAGGAAGACGATGGCGACGAAGAGGAAGACTGAAGAGGAGGAAGACTTTTCTGACAGCTCCTCTATCGAACGGGAGATCCTCCCCGAAGAACTAGATATGATTAGGGATGCTTGGCGCCTGGGGCAAAGCGCGGAGCAAGTAAGTGAATCCTTCGACCTACCGCTAGAGGTAATAGAAGATAAGTTCGAGTCGCTTGAGCGTCAAAATATGACGCACCACGACCGCCTGAAAATGATCGTAAATGACTTAGAAGATCAGTGCCTGAAGACAAAGAGACTTCTTGAGTTCAAGCAAACAGCTCTGATGCTACAATCCTACCAAAGGATGATGTCTGAGTATCGTATTGCTTTAGCGGAGATGATGTCCCTTGAGCGTCCACAGGATGTAGTTGACAGCATTATGGAAAACACGTTCAACCCCTTTGTGATTGACATAGTCCGGACATGCACGGAAGAAACCAATAGGCTTAAGCAGGAAATGCTTAGGTTGGATATCCCACTACGGGATGCAAATGGTATATCCGTAGATATATTCACCCGTCTTGCTGAGCGCGTAAAAAGCCTACTTCCCACGGCCAAGCATAACCTAGACACAAAGCTAGGGGTTAAGAAGAGTGATGCGGAAGATAGACTACAGCAAGATAGAGCACAGGCGGTCATGTGATTTCAAGCTCTAAACTTAGGATGAGACTGGTGTCTTCCTACTTGAATCTAGCTTTTCTAGACGAGAAAGAGCTTAATAAGCTTAGGGAAGATCACGTATCAGCGGACGAGGAGTACGGAGAAGAGGAAGAAGACGGCTGGCAAGCCAACCTTCCCTACCCCGTGGAGTCCCCTACGCCAGAGGCGAACGAAGATAGCGCCACAGGGAACTCCTTCAATAGCGTAAATAGGTCTAGGTATAAGCTAGAGCCGGGGCATGGACAACACCTGAGTGACTTGCTGAGCAGAACAGCCTCTAGACTCAGAGAAGTTGTATCCTCCAATGGCTAGGCGACGTAAGTCCATAGAAGGGGAGGATGATGCCTACTCGGTGTTAGACCACCTGGAAGGGTTGCAGAGTCTTGTTGACCGTGTAATCCAAGCAGGATTAGACCCCTCTATCTTTGACGAAGATCTAGACGTAAGATACGCAGATAATGTCATTGAGTTTGCGGTAAGCCCAGAGTACATGGGGATGGAGTCTTTGTGGGCAAAGCAGGCAGAGCAGGCAGTTAAGCTGTTCTGTGACTACTGCCCCGAAGACTCCGACATGGAGTTCTTGAATGATCCGCCAGTGGATGCCTCCATTGGAACGTTCAAGTCGAAAGTAGTGCTTTTGGTGAACGGGAAGTGCCCAGAGTGTGAAAAGACAAGGGACAAGCTATTTGACAAGTTGCCATATGAGCTTGTAAGCTGCTTAGGCCAGAGGTCAGGTAAGACAGCCCTCCTTGGAGGTGTTCTTCTTCCCTACTACCTTCATAGGTTCCTCGCTATCCGTAATCCTGCAAGGTTCTACGGGCTCATGCCTAACTCATTCTTCGAGATGACAGTTGTGGCTGTTACAGTAGGACAGATCAAGAAGACACTGTGGCCCGCCCTCAAGGGAGCCATAGCCCTAAGCCCTTGGTTCCAGGATTACATCAAGAAGTTAAAGAGTCTTGAGAAGGAAAAAGGGTTGGAGAAGGGTGATCTAGTAAAGGTCATGGATTCTTATATCTGGTTTGGGAACAAGAAGATAGGGATCTCTTATGCCGCAGCTGACATGAAGTCCCTTCGTGGCTCTACCCGCATCACAGCGGCTATAGATGAGTTAGGGTGGTTCAATAGCGGAAAAGACGTGGTGCGTGCTAACGCGGATGAGACATATGCGGCTTTGTCCAACTCCCTAAGGACTGTAAGGTCCGCCAGTGATGTTAAATGGAAGCAGGGGGAGTACAATACGCTACCTGGGATGATGTTTAACATCTCGTCACCTAGCTCACAGTACGACAAAATGATGTCCTTGCTAAAGGAAGGGGCGCGGGATAAGAGAAAAGTGACCTTCCACATGTCCTCATGGGAAGCTAGCCCCCTAATCACACGTGAAAGCCTAGAAACTGATGAGGCAAACAACCCTGTCAAATTTTGGAGGGACTTTGGGGCTGTTCCTCCCCTGGCAGATAGCCCGTTTATCGAATCTGCTCGTGCTATCTATGATATGAACACGGCAGAACGCCCACTACTTTCGTGGAAGCCTACGTTCATTAAGGATAAGCTTGACCCCAAGCGTGTTCGCTACATAGCAGCACAGCTGATGGGAGGTCTAAACGACAGTCGCACTCGCATTATACCACGTGTAATAACCGTAGACTGTGGAGAGACACAGAACTCATTTGCTATCGGTGTCTATCATCTGGAGCCAAGCACAGACGACACTGGAAACACATTTGTGGTCGTGAATGATGCTATCATATCGGCAATCCCTGAAAAGATCATAGAAACCGGGGAAATAATCCCTGTTCACTTCCCCACCATGTTCAATATCGTTAAAAGACTATGTGACAAGGGAAAAGGACTGAACGTCAAATGTGTACTGTATGACAGGTGGCAGAGCACAGGACACATTCAAGAGCTTAGGGAGATGAAAGTGAAGGCCCTCAGGTATAGCCCTAAGGAGCAAGACTTCAAATTCCTCAGAAGCCTAGTATATTCTTCTCGATTCAAGACTCCGCGATGGGAACATACGGAACTTACTGATTTGGATGTGACCAATATCGAGATGCTAAGGTCATCACCCTACACCACGCTGGCTGTGCAGTTCGCCACAGTTAGGGAAATAGGGAAAAAGATTATCAAACCTGAGGCAGGCGACGACGATCTATTTCGTACTTCTGTCTTAGCAAGTTACTATATGTCAGAGCATACTAAGGATTTCCTTACGTTTGCTGCGCGGTCTTCCTTATCAGGAAGAGAGAGCAGTGTAGGCTCTGTGTCTTTCTTAGGTTCGTCAAGGAACTACAGTATCAGCAAGTCTAGGTCCTCTATCGGGTCGATTAAAGGAAGAACTCATCGGTAAGAGTTGGCAGGAGAAAGCATGGGAACCCCAGTAGAAAAGTTCATTCGAGAGGCACACTCTCTCTACAATGTAAAATATGCTCTGACGAACGAACGACTCCGTAAGATCAGATATCAGCTAAAGATGGCTGACATCAACACGACAGTCGAGGAGGGTGACACCTCACTGGCACTTGACATTGTGTTAGCTGATTATGGAAAAAGCGGAAGTAACCTTCGAACAGCATCAGCCTCCCCAAAGCTGGGGAGTATCCCTAACCTAAAGAGTGCTGGAATGTGCCCTCGTTGTAGTTCCTCTATGCAGTTCGTTCGCCTTGCTACCTCACGTGAAGCAAAATACTGCCAGAGCTGCCACGTTTGCATGTGATTATGTCTGTTTCTAACGAAATCCGTGATATTGTCTACAGCCTCCGTAACGCAGGGATGGAGGAAGAGGCAGAATCGTTAATGCTTCTAGCCTCTAGCGATCCCACTGTGGTAGAAATGGGCTCGGCCCTTGAGGCAGTACGTTCCATTCTGCTTGACATGGGGATAAACAGAGGATTATCCGTCTATAAGCACGACAGCAGTCACCTTACTGTAGCAGGAACTAATCCTTTTAATGCAAGGAAGGTCGTCAGAGCAGTTGTCACTAGCTTTAACTCACTTCTTCCTGTTAAAGAGCGTAAGTTGAAGTTTGCCCCCGAGATTAAAGCAGATCCCGGAGCCCTTACGTTTAGGTTGTACTAGTGGGGGATGGCATCGAAAACATGCCACCAAGTGCTCCGGTCTTCTTGCTAGATGACGAGCATGGAGAGAGTAATGGGGTTACGCGCTCTATTGACGAGTCCGAGGTTGATAGGGGTCTGAGACCCTCTGCAGGGACGATGCTGGAGTATCCAGCACACATCGCTGACTTACGTATCATGACTCCCTACAAGGTAGAGCTTGAATCCAAGTTAGGCCCTGACGCCTATGTGTTGCAGTTTCAGGAGTACACGTTGGACTCCGTTCCTAATGAATGGAAGAGGAAAAGCCCTCCCCTGCTATGGGAAGTGACTGTGGATGGAAGTTCGTGTAGGGTCTATGGTTATGTGACGGACCAAGACCTGGGCACGTTTTACTTCCAGAGTAAAGAAGATGCTAGGGACTTTCTCTCCTCTATTCTAGGGGAATTTACTGCTCCTGGCTACGAAGAGACTCTAGAGCAGCGTGATCACCTAAATCGTCTCCTAGGGTAGTCTAATGACAGCTATAAAACTTAACTACAGACGCATGAAAACTGCCCAGATGCGTAAGTACGCCTTGGGTTTCGGCGGTGGCGCGGGGGGCTCAGGCGGAGGGTTCTCCGGTGGAGGACAAAGCGGCGGTTTTGGTTTTGGGGGAGGTAATGGAACTTCTTCTCATGGCCGTTTTAACCCTGTGTTCGACGATCTATCGGAAGGTACGATTGTTGAACAGTTTATGCCGGTTGACTTCCGGCGCCTTCACAGGATTTGGAGGAGAATTAGGCTACAGGATCCAGTTGCGGGTCCTGCTGTAGATCTCTATAGCGATCTTCCATGGTCTGAGTTCCAGTTTACGGGGCTAGAGGACCGAGAAATAGCGAATGTCTACACGGACGCTATGAACAATCTGGACATTACCAACGAGCTTCCTGGAATCACTGGAGAGTTTCTTGGAATGGGTAAGGTCATCGGTCATCTGATCATGGACGAGATTCATGGGGTGTGGGATAGGATGATTATCCATGATCCCGATTGGATCCGTGTAAGCCCTATCCCTGTTCCCGGGTTTCAGCCTAAGCTTGATATCATCCCTACCCCTGACCTAAAGGCATGGGCTAACTCCACAGATGAAAGAGACCAAGAGGCGCAGGACGAGGTAGAAGAACTTGCAGCGATGATTAGGAACGGGCAGGATATTCCTCTGCCTACTGAAAACTCCTTCTATTTGCCTAGGAAGACTTCACCGTATGACGTGATTGGCGCTTCGGTATACACGCGCATCATCATGTTTGTAGCCTATGAGAAGGCCCTCATCAACGCTACAATCGCAGCCTCCCGAAGAAGGGCATCAAGAATCCGGCACATCACTGCTGGAATTGATGATGTCTGGGAGCCCTCAGCGGATGAGCTTGACGATTTGTCCTCTTTGTTCATGCAGGCAGACGAGGACCCTGTCGGGGCTGTAGTGGTAACCCGTACAGGTGTAAGCGCGAATGAGGTAGGAGGAGGGTCGTTACAGGATATCACCAAGATCTCTGACGAGTGGGACTTTCTACTTAAGGGAAAGTTAAACGCTTTAGGTGTTAGTGAGTCTTTCATCACGGGTGACGCTACCTATAACTCCCTAGAGCAGTTAATGTCGGTGTTCTTAGAGCGAGTAAAGGTTCACCGAAAGTTCATCGAGCGTAATCTCATCTTTAACAAACTGCTTCTACCTCTAGCAAAGCGTCACGGGTTTGTGCAGCGTAAGACTGCTGAAATCTCTCATCGTATTCGTGTTGCACACTCAAAGGGAGAAGAGAAGTACATCCTTCCAACAATTGCATGGGATAAGTCCTTACGGCCCGTGGCAGATAGAGATTACCTCGAGATCCTTCAAATGATGAACGAGAAGGGTATTCCGATCACGAAGAGAACGTGGACAGCGGCCGCAGGATTCGACCTAGAGTCGGAAATGGAACAGTTTGACGATGACATTGAGGTAAGTAGGCGTCTTATTCAGCAAAAGAAGAAGATGGCGCAGGTAGCTCCCGCAGAGGAAGCACCTGGAGGCCTTGGCGGGGGCCTTGGTGGTGATATGGGCGGACTAGGAGGCCTCGGAGGGGCAGACATGGGCCTAGAGGGCCTAGGCGGAGGAGACATGGGAGGCCTTGGAGGTGACGCCCTAGGAGGTGGAGGAGACATGGGAGGCCTTGGAGGTGACGCCCTAGGAGGTGGAGGAGACATGGGAGGAGGGGCTGCCTCTGGTGGCGGTCTAGAGCTGCCGTCAGTCGGAGCTTCTGCTAAATCTGCTTCCTATGAAGTAGCTGCTGCGTACTCTTCCCCTGACCCTATAAATGCTTTAGGGGAGCTTGTGCTGTGGGGTCCAAAGAAGGAGTTCCTAGGGGTAACTTTGGACCAGGCGGCAGAACACACAAAGAGCCTTTTGGGGTATCTTGAGGGTCATATCTCAAAGAAGGTAACCAGAGGCACAGCCCGAGAGCTGATCCGCACTGGTAACAACAGGCGGGATCAGGTTCTTCGTTATATCCTCACAAGGTCTGGTCTTCTCCATAATGCGGATATCAATAGAGATGTGGCGAAGGACATCCATAAGGAGCTTATGCGCCGATTCTCGAATGACCCACAGACCTTAGCTACCGAGCTAAGGGTGGTAGCCTCCTGCGCGCAACTGGGAGTTCGTAACGCCATTGATGACAGCGATGCGGAGACTAGGGCTATGCTTAAGGAAGCGGCGAAAGAGGTATCCAAAAAGGGGTCTTCCGCGAATAAGCTAGCCGCTAAGATGGCCAAGGCAGTAAACTCCGAGAAGTCTATGTCCGGGATTAACCTACTTACAGGTAGAGGCGGCTCCCGGTTCAGGGAAAGGGAGGAGGAGTGATGTCTGACGTATATGACTTCATAAAGGCCGCAGTAAGTCACATGGAAGCTAGTGCAGAAGACATTAAAAGCTTAGCCGACTCCCTGCCTGCCCGTCCTGCCCCTTACAATCGAATGGCAGAGAGCATTATCCAGACTGTGTACGACAGGTACAAGCCCTCTGACCTAAGCGGCAGGATTGGACCAAAGGAAGCTGACTCCTCTATAATTGAAGAAGAGTTTTCTCGTCTAAAGGCAACCCTCCCTTCAAAGAACTCACAATCATCCGAGCAGGAACGTGCGTTAGAGGCAGGACTCCGGGCATTTATTGACTACGCTGCTTTGATTAATAGGTCGAAGTCTGTGCTGGTAGCTGCCTTAGACACAATGGAAATACTAAACAGCCGTGGTAAAGCACTAGAGCAGGGTATAGAATCAGCAGTCTGATCGTGTTATATTAGCTTCGTCTATATAGCCAAGCGAAGTAGGTTACGATCATGATCAAGACAGGCGATATCTCTTTCACCACTCGAGTATTCGAGGGAATGCACTGTAAGAAGGAGAGAGATCCCCGTACAGGCTCTCTCCGAGTAGCCTCAGAGAATATCTTCAATAAGACGAAGTCACTGGATATTGATTGGTTGCCTAAGGCTGCTGAGCAATATCAAATCTCAGCCGACATTCGGGACTACGTCATCAATGAAATTCCAATTGTTACAGTAGGTATCCCTAACCGTAACCTGGACGAGTTTCCGTACGAGGATGTAACCAGCTTCAACCCAGAAATGGGAATGCTGATCTACAATACGTTCATCGGTAAGCCAACCCATAAGGATCATGACAATAGGGATCCTAGAAAGGCCAAAGGAGTCCACTTCGACGCTAGCCTCCAGAAGATGGCTAACGGTCTTTACAAGATCGTAGTGCTCGCAGGATGGGACCGTACAAAAGACCCCGAGCTGGCTAATGATATCCTGACTCGGAAGCGCTCAGGCTTTAGCATGGGCGCCCTAGTGGGCTATACCCAGTGCTCAATTCCCGGATGTGAGGCCACTAGCCCCAACGGTAAGATTGCCTGTAGCCACCAAGAATACGGCAGGGGCAAGGGCAGAATCATCAATGGACAACTCGTGTATGAACGTTGTATGAGAACTTGCTTCATAGAGAGCTCGGCAGTCATGGACCCTGCGGACCACACGGCTCATGAGCGTTGGGTAGAGGCATATTCCTGAATGATTTCAGGTAGTTAGAGTGACTGGTACTTACACACCGCTCATACATATCTATACGAAAGTTGTACACCGTTCATATTCGTCCTTGACTCTCCCTCAGGCCATGCTAGGCTCTGAGCATGGACTATCAAGACAAGATCGACCTAGTAGCCTCGCACTACACCTTCCTCGGCAAGACCGAGGACAAGAAGCGTGTCATCCTGCGGGACGACCGCTGTGGGGTCACCTTCACGTACCTAGCTAACTCCTTCCTGCGCAACCTCAGAAAGAACCCGGACAAGCCCCTCTGGTCAGCTACTAGGGGAAACGTAACCTCAGACATGACGGAGGCCTTTAGGCTAGAGGCTCAGTTGCGCCTAGACGCGGCATTCGAGGATGGGCACCCACTACGTGTGATTAGCTACAAGGATGACCGTGCTCTCATAGAGGACACACGCACAGGAGCCCAAAAGGAATATAAGTTCAAGACTTTTGTGTCCAACCTAAAGAGGGGGAATACCACGCTAGAGGGCTTCAACCAGACGCTGGAAGGAGCACAGTCTCGCCTGGACACTATTAGCCCCGGCAGGTTTGTTGTGACTTCCTTTGACACCGAGAGAGGTCCTAACGGAAAGAGCTTCAGAAGCGTTACAGTAGAGGGAGCAGGCGTATCCTCTGTCAGGTATACCCAAAAACTAAGCTATATCCTAGAGGTCCTTAAGGATGATCCTTCTTATGTCTTCGGAAGAAGCCAGGAAGAAATAAACCAAGTAAGGTCCCAGACTAACCTGGAGAAGTACGGGGTAGCGCACCCCCTCCAGAACAAAGAAATTCATCAAAAGATGAAGGACACTCTCCAGGAAAGGTATGGTGTAGACAACTACTCCCAGACACCCGACCATAGAGAGAAGTTTGTAGCCACCAGTCAGGCTAGGTACGGTGTAGACCACCCCTGTAAGTCGGAGGAGGTTAAGGGGAAAGTAATGGCTACTTCTCTTCAGAGTCATGGGGGCATGTATCATACTAAGGACCCTGATGTTAAAGAGAATATAAGGAAGACATCACAGGAGCGCTACGGAACAGATAGCCCTATCCAGTCCCCTATAGTTAAAAAGAAGATCAAGGAAACATTTGTAGCCCTCTATGGGGTAGACAACCCACAAAAGTACCCTGAGATTAAAGCAAAGACTAGGGCAACAAAGGTTAGAAAAGGGATCTGTACTCTGTACGAAGGGAAAACCGTACAAGAGATTGCAGACGAGATAGGGTCAGGAAGGGGACTAGTCCGAAAGTTAATCAAAAACCTAGGATACGAAGCAGCCAAACCCCTACTTTACGCCTACACCCCAGGAGGTTCCTCCCTTACTAACCTCGTTGTAAGCATGTTCCCGGGCTATAACTTTGTGATTGACAAGCAACTTCCCGGAACCAAACTAAGGCCTGACCTAATGTTCCCTGACCAGAAGGTTATCATCGAAGCCGATGGCCTTTACTGGCACTCTGAGGCATCTGCTAACGAGCATTGGAATCCCGACAGGAGTTACCACGGTAGAAAACTAAAGGCTTACGAAAAGAGGGGCTACCGGGCGCTATTCTTCCGCAGCGACGAAATATACAAGAAAACCGCTATCGTACAAAGCATCAGCCTCAACGCTTTAGGGGTTAACCAAAAGAGGGTATTTGCCCGTAAGTGCAAAGTCGAGAATATGAACAAGCTGTTCTTCGCAGACTACCACCTCATGGGAAAAGGCCACGGAAGGTGCTACGGGCTAGTCCACGAAGACCAGTTCGTTGCCGGAATTCAGGTCAAATGGGTAAAGAAATCCGAGAGGCTTCTAGACATTAGCCGCTTTGCTACGGCCCCTGGGACTACGGTTGTAGGAGGCTTCTCCAAACTGGTGTCTTTTGTAGTCAAATATGAAAAGCCTCGGACGGTTCAGACCTTCATCGACCGCAGGTACGGCACAGGGAAGCACCTAAAGGGTTTAGGCTGGTCCCTCGCCGGGGAATACCCCTCCTTTCGCTGGACAGACGGATTCAGCAGCTGGGGGAGGATGAAGTTTCCGGGGGACTCTGGACAAGAACAGGGCATGACCCGTATTTGGGACTGTGGACAGGCCAAGTGGCTACTCACAATGTAAAATCCCTAGGTGAGCCGGGAACAGCACGGAATCTACTACACGGACGAGGAGACAATCCTCCGGGTTATCCGTCCTCTATTCCTAGACACCCTAGAAGGGTGGCTAGAACGATGTAATAGCCCGAAGTATTACAAGAAGCTGCACCGTGTAATCCTAGGAATGACGTTCTTGGACCCGGCGTGTGGTGCCTGCTCCATATTACGAGTCATATTTAAGCATTTACAGCGTATTGAAGGGGTCATTCTCGAGCACATAGACACCGAGGAGAGGGTGTCGAATGCACAGTGCATGGGGATCGAACTTAACGACGCTCCCACTCATGGGTTTCCGGTAACTCGAGGAAATGCCTTACGTCTGCCCTGGCCTAAGGTGCAGTTTATCGTAGGAAATCCTCCGTTTAAAGGAGGAGGGAAACTGTCCAAAGAGCAGAAAGAAGATCGTGCTTTGGTTTTCAAGGGAGTTAAAGGCATTGGGCAACTAGACTATGCTGCCTGTTGGTATCTAAAGGCGGCACAGCAGCCTAAGCCGACCAGAACTGCTTTTATCTCAACAAATAGCGTATGTCAGGGGGTGCAGGTACCGATATTATGGGCCGAGATACTGAAACTTGGACACCATATCAATTTCTTTGCTCCTCCTTTTGCCTGGAAGTCTGATGCAGAAAACGAGGCAAGCGTAATCTGTATAATCGTGGGGTTCTGGCGTAGGAAAAGGAAGGGGACTAATATCAACCCCTACTTAGTGGAAGGTCCCGATGTATTGGTTACGAAGCGAAGTAAACCCCTAGGGACAGGCGTTCCTCCTATGGCGTTAGGGGCACGCGCGAGGGACGGTGGACATCTTCTTATGACGGAGGAGGAGAAAGATGAGCTTATCCGGGAGTGTCCTCTTGCGGAGAAGTGGATCCAACCCTTCATGGGAGCTAAAGAGTTCCTGCATGACATTCCTAGGTATTGCTTGTGGCTAGAGGGAACTAAAATCTCTGAAATTAAGAATAGCCCGGGGGTTATGCGGAGACTTCGCAAAGTCCGCGAGATGAGGCTAGCAAGTAAACGTCCTGCGACCAGAGAACTGGCTAGTAAGCCTCACCTATTCTCAGAGAGGAACCGCACGAAGGGTCCCTACGTGGCAGTCCCCCTCGTCACGTCTTCCCGCAGGCTCTTTATTCCTGCTGCCTATGTCACTGATGGGAAGGTGCTAGGAGATACCGCCTATACCCTTCCTGGGGCATCTCTCTACCACTTTGGTATCTTGAACTCCACGCTTCATAATGCGTGGATGAGGGCCGTCTCTGGTCGTATGAAGAGTGATTACCGATATTCCAACACGGTGGTCTACAACAACTTTGTGTGGCCTATGATTACTGCCGAGATGAAAAGAGATGTAGAGGTAGCCTCACAGGGTATCCTTGATGCTCGGGCGCTGTATCCGGATATGTGTTTAGCAGACCTATACGACCCCGACAAAATGCCCTCAGAGCTGGAAGAGGCTCATCGGTATCTCGATGTCCTAGTGAATCTGCTGTACGGGTTTGAGGGTTCTGTAAAAGAGTCCCAGCTAGTGGCTAGGATGTTTGAGCTGTACGCAGAAGCGAAGGAGAATAACGATGCAAGATGAAGACAACGGGATTGATTTTGGGTCAGCCTTAGTCTATGCTAAGGAGGGTAGTAAGATCTTCCGCAAGGGCTGGAACGGAAAGAGTATGTGGGTATGCTACATGCCCCCGGTCACTATTGAGGAAGGACTAGTGAACGGGCGTGCCCGTAAGTTTCAGAAAACCGGGGACTTACGAGTGGGAGGGTACTTTGTGATCATGACCGCTAAT